ATACCTCGTAAGCAGTATTTAATACTCCTTTAAGATACTCAGGGTCTTTTTCCATGATCTCACCTAAAGCTTTTCCCGTGTGCTTTTTCTTGCCCGGCCAAATCATTAGTTTACTAGCCTCTAGCGCGTCCACCTTTTTAGGGAGTGGGTTTTTTGTAGACTGACGAATCTTGCCTTCCTTGATCGGATCACCAATGGGCTGATCTCTTGCCATAGGGTCATCTTTAGACCACATCTGCCATGCGTACCCAAATAAGGCGGCGGCAGATTTACAAGCACCTCTCACAAAAGAATCTGCAACATCACGAGCACTTATCTTATCACCGATAACTGATTGCATGCGGTGATCCATAATAGCATGAGGAATAGAGGCAGTCTTTGTTCCATCTTCATGGCGAAAGCGAATCATCAAGTATCCACTTCCATCGGGTGCGGGGTGAATTTCTTCTCCATGGATATTCTCCACAAGTTCAGGCATCCATCCTTGAGCATGCTCTCTAATATCAGCAAGTGTTCTTGCCCAATTAATATAGTCGGCAGTAAATTTTCCTGTCCCTTTTTGGCTGATATTCTTGGGGTCAGCTATCCCGCTTAAGTTTGGTATATTCATATTAATGTAATGGTGAGTGGATTTTAGGTAGTTTAGAGTCACGATTTACCCGTAAGACTTGAGTTTGCTTGCCGAGTAACCAATTGTTCCAAGTCTGAATTGCTCCCTTAACTAGGAAGAGATTAGTTAATCTCATTCGTCCTACAGAATTTGGTCCTTGGTCACGCATCTTGATGATGGCATTTCTAAGATGAAGAATAGGGCAGTCAGGTGTAAGATTTACGCCAAGATGCAATGAATCCATAAATGAATCCGCATATTCTACGGCACCCTCACAGGTCATAGAGAAAACATAGTGAAGACCCGCAACGCATGCCTTTTTGGATCTAAACTTCCTGTCGTACTGTTTTGCCTTACGGCAAGAATCAATAAGTTGATCCCCATAACCTTTAACCGCATCTACTATATCTTGGTTTAGTATTCTTGAGGAAGATATTCCGCCACAAGACCCATCACCCATTTCGCCCGAATAAATCTTTTGAACGATCGCAGTAGAAGCCGCCAAGTGAGTTGTATTCTTGTATCCTTCAATACCTAGAATGTCTGCTCCCGTTCTCTTCTTTCCGTTATCAAGCGTACTAAACGCTTTTGCGTCCTCCACAAAAACGACCAATGTTTGGAATGGCGTTTCTGATTTGACGCATGCATGTAAGCGGTGTTGCCCGTCAATAAGCTTACCTCCGCACATTTTTATTCCCTCTCCATTAAGAACCCACTTTCCTTCACGCATCATCTGCGTGTAGCTCCGTACTGTTCTTTCTGATACAGGGCGATTTGTTGTATTTACCTCCAAGAGACTACGAGCCTTCTCGGGGGTAATTGTTTTTACTTCTACTTTCATTTTATACACCTCCAGTGTTATTTTTGTTAAACTTTAAATTCAGGAATATCTACAGGGTTTCGGTCTATAACCGAAAGAACCTCATCCTTTAAATACCGAGGTGTTTTTATCCCCGGCAAGAATACGGGCAGTATTACTTTGTAGTTAGCAAGATGGTCTAGGTATTTGTAACCCGCTGTGTTGCCAAAACCCAGTAACCGTGCCGCTTCTCCCTTCTTTATCAATTTTTGTTTATCCACGCTATTTCTTGTCATGGAAGTGACTTATCGACTAGAAATAGATAAGAAAAGAAAAATATTAATTTTTCGTAAAATAAATGCAAAATATTACTTATATCATTTTATTTATTATAAATACTTGACGATATTATCACTTCATGACATTTATTTTCACTCCGTGACTTAACTTGCCCTATTGACACACAGATTATGAAAAAAGCATCAAAGAAAGATTACATTGCGATTAACACTCGCATTCCGCTGGAAATCTACCAGCAAATGCAAGAATCCCTTCTTGTAACCAAAAAAACCGTAGGAGCCTATGTAGCTGACTCGGTAGAACAATATACACAACTAATAACAAACACGGGCAGTGAGGTGCCTGAAACTAATGCCATGCAGATTGACAAGTTCGCATGGCAATTAAGTAGAAAGTAAGAAAACAATGACTAACAACCCCAATATTTTAACAGTTTTACAAGAAGCAGAAGAGTGGAAAACCGAATTTGAAGGTGACATCACGCAGGTACAGATCAATGGGGAGGAGATATTAAAAATCCACAACCTAACCAAAGAATTATCCAAAGTTGGTCACCAAGTTCGCGTACTTGCTATTATGGGCACATCCTTAGCCTTAGCATGTCTTGTAATTGTAAGCGTTATACTGGGGCGGAAGATTGAGACGGCATCCCTTACCAGTGAGGTAATGAGTGACTTAGTAAGCACTAAGCGGTCAAGAATCATGGTCTTGAGCAGGTTGTATGAAACTACTGGAAATATTTGGGATGGCGACAAATGGATCATTGACCCAAAGTGGCAACAAACTGTCAACATGCCCCTGAGTCCCACTAAAATAGCCGATTAAAACTTGGCTACGGACCAGGAGGTTGGGGGTTCGACTCCCTCCGGGTGTGCCATTCATAACTAGCGGGAATCCCGCTTAAATAGAGACCTTCCTTCGGGAGGGTCTTTTTTTTGGTAGACTTATATTTTACCACTCTATACCTAAATATACCTATGTTTCACCCATTTTCTGTCAACAAATCTGTCAACACATGAAGGTATCAATAAAAAAACATAAGGTTCGCGAAGACATAAAGTGGGTGGTTGAGGTTAACCACTACGGGAAAAGAAAGAGGAAATTCTTTAATACCCAAGTAGAAGCAAAACAATTTGATGTTTTATCGTGGCTGGGGGATAAGCAAAAGAAGGAGCCTGCGGGTGACAAGACGGTGCTTTCAGTAGCATTTCATGAATACATTACGGATTACGGCAAAAGGAATGATAATACTCATAAGCCAAGACAGAAAGGTAAAGCGACCACCGAGGATCGGGTAATGAAGTTTTTGAGGTGGTTTGGCGAGGATCGCTTGGTCAGTGAAGTCACAACAGATGATTACATGAAGTATGTAAACTCCGGCAACTGGTCGCATAAAACAAAGCTCGGGTATGGTGGTGCAGTTAAGATTTTTATGGCATGGTGTGGTTCAAGAGGGTATGGGCAGAGTAAGGAGGATTGGTACTCCACCGTAAATAAGGGGTTAAAGATAGAAACTACAAAGAAGCAGTTTGCTAAACTACCAGGCATTTGCTCGGTAGAGGAGACTGTGGGGATACTTGGTGCTATTCACAATAAGTACCGACCTGCATTGGCGGTTATGTTTTTTACGGGTATCCGTGCTGAGATCGAAATGGAAATGCTCAGATATTCAGATATTCAATGGGGTAAGCGTATAGGCTTAATGGCAGAACGCACTAAGACCGGAAGGGAACGATGGATCATACCTCCCGAGAACTTATGGGAGTGGATACCAAAGGATGGAAAAGGCATGGTTAATCCCGTTACATATAATGCACTTAGTCAAGCGAGAGCTTTAGCGGCGGGAAGGGCATTTGGATACAAGCAGGGCACAAGTTATCGTGAAGGCTTCACCTATCCTGCAAATGGTGCAAGGCATTCATTTGGAAGTTACGGGTATTGGAGAGATTTCGAGTGGGCTCTTGATACGATGGGGCACATGAGTAGTGAGGTGTTTCTCTCTAATTATAAAAACAACAAGGTTGGAAAAGAGGAATCAAAAGCGTACTTCAGTGTTATTCCTACATAAACTCCACATAAATCCTACATAAACTCCACATAAATCCTACATAATTCCTACATAAAATTGATAACACACTTTTTCGTGTTGCATATTATGGTATTAGTTTTTACTTCTTAAAACATGGAGGATGATAAAAAAGTAAATAAGGTTAGGGCGGAGGCATTTGATGCGTACGAGCGTGTGCGTCCTGTCCTGGGTGAATATTTTGATTCTTGGGTTTTAACTGGTCACCGTGCGGGATGTAAAACGAAAGTTGTCCTGGCAAATATAGATTCATGCTCGCCGGACATGAACCACCAGTTAAAAAATGCACAAGAATGGAAAAAGGTCCCCGTGGCAGATACTAACTAAGTATCCACCGGTATTTGTAAGGCTATACGCTAAAGAGCGTAACGGTAATAGGATTCACTGTGCCCTTAGCGACCAAGAGGTTGCAATTCGTGGTGGCATTGATCTTGAGTCGGTGCGTCGTATATCGAGATTAACCTCATGGGATGATGTTACCATTGGTGAAGCTAAGCAATTTTGCAAAGGTTGCAATTTTGATCCTTTCGACTACTTGGACAGAAATCGAGTAGCAGCTTATACTCGTCGAGGAACATATGCATTCCTCCGAAGAAGCAGTCATTGGGAAACCACATTTGTTCCACTTATAGCTATTTTACAAAATGCCCAGAACGCATAAAATAAAAACCGATGTACTGGCTTCTGCGATGAAAGAGCTAGATGGAGATTACGCAAAGGTGGGAGAGCACTTCGGTGTTCCTGCGAAACAAATAAGGGAGAGAGTTTATCATGACCCTCAACTTTATGCAGTTTGGGTAAAGAACGGAACTAAGGATATAAAGCCTGACTCCATAGAATTAATGGAGAGGCAGAATGAATTTGATGACCCCGAGGGTAATAGGTTGATCGGTGCGTTAGACAAGAACAGTAAGTACATATTTAATAACGAACTAGAGAATATTCTATCTAACCCCAATAATGTAGAGAAGTTAAAGATATTCGAAGACTTTGATGATTCAGTGGGGCTATTGATGGCGGAAGCTTTAAGGGTTACTCAAAAGGTGAATATTAGGCAAAACATGTCGCTGTTTGAGGTTACTGAGGCACTCAAAGATGCACTTGATGATCCCGAGATGGATGCAGAGGAACGGATACTACAGACGAGACTATTTCTTCAGGCGACAGAGCAACAGGGTAAGTTCTATGACAGACTACTAAAAGGTTTAGAGTTTCAATTAAAACTTGCAGGAGAAAAGGAAAAGCAGGGCACGAAGAAGAAGCCTGGATTTAGACCACTTAAAGAATTAAAGGATGCCAAAGAAGACCAAGATTGATCACAAGATCTTAATTGAGAAGTTTGCACCGGAGGCACACGATCAGGTTAATGATGTAGACTCTGAACCTTGGTTACCATCCCTTACTAAAACACAAAGGCTCATATTTGATGACCCAGCCAATTATATCCTTGCATATGGGGAGAGAGGCTCCGGGAAAACATACTCATTAGGTGGTCACAAGTTAGTTCGTCATTGCTATGAAAACTTTAATGCCCTGGCATTGATTATTGTTGGTGTTAGGTCACAGGCAACAATGGGTGGGGTGTGGCATAAGTTGCAAGTTGAGATTCTCCCCGAGTGGGTTGATGGAATTAACCTGGTGCATACAGATGAGAAGCAGGACACCCAAAAGAACTTATTTATAGATATAACCAATCGTTTTGGTGGATCATCGAGGGTATGCTTAATCTCAGTACCCTATGGATCTTTTATTAAGGATAGGATTAAAGGTTTCGAGCCGAGCTTAATATTCGTGGATGAGCTTACAAACCTAGATACAGACGATTATTTTAATGCAGTGGTTCAGCAGTTAGGGCGAAGGCAAGGCATCCATGGCCCTCAGCAGTATTTAGCCGCGTGCAACCCAGATGGACCGAGTCATTGGGTATATAAGAGATTTTTCGAAGACCCTTATAATGAGGATGGCGTATGGAATAAAGATTACGCAGTTTATCATGTAAAGATAGAGGATAATATAGAGAATCTACCGGACGGGTATTATGACCGCATTCAGGAGGCAGTTAAGTCTGATCCGATTGAAGAGGCTCGAATGGTGAGAGGGGAATGGATTGATCGCCCGGCGGGGAATGCAATATTTGGTCCTTACTTTAACAAGTCGCTACATGTAAGAGGTGATGCAAAAACAGGAATTGTCCCTAATGTAAATTACCCGATAATAGTCGGATGGGATCCGGGCTCTGTAAATAATGCATGTATATTTATGCAGGCGCTACCAGGTGCTGATCGTACTATTTGGACAGTATTTGATGAGCTAGTTACAATAAACAAAAAGCTACCATACACCACGCTTGTTCCCTTGGTTATGAGAAAGATGGCATACTGGAACAGGAAGTGTGATCACGACTTCACCTTTAATCATGTATCAGATAACTCAGCATTCAATCAGTTCAGGGCAAAAACAGGATCGTATGATGTTAAAGATGTAGAGGAGATCTCACGAACCAAAGCTGAAACATTTAATCTTCGCCCAATAAAGATGCGAGCCGCACCAAAGTTTAATGGTTCTGTTGAGTCAAGGGTGCGTTTGACAATCGCAAAACTGCAAGGGGAGCAATTCCTAGTTTCCGCACAATGCACTGCGATATGTAAGATGTTCCAAAACCTAATCTCAGAGAAACAGGGCAAAACTTACGACCCGAATATAGCTTACAAGCCAAAGAGAAGTATCTATGTTCACCCGTTTGATGCCATGTCGTATGTGTTCCTGCATTACGATTCAATGAGTCTTGGCCCATCACCAGAAGTTAAAACTGAAATCATGGATATTGGTGCTTGATTTTTGTAACACTAAAACATAAGTTTCAAATATGCATATGGAATCACTAGCAAATTTCGACCTGGAGATGTATCCAGATATTTTAACAATGCTTGATGGCATTCAAGTGGGGGACGAGGTCAGGTTATCTGCTTCATTCACCGTTAAAGAGATGTCTGATAAGAAATTCTCTGCATCTTTTAATGATAACGATTCAGATATAACAATCTCTAAAATTGGTGGTGACGATGATGAAGCAAGCGAGGATAGCTCCGAGGAAGAGGGAGAAACAGAAGAAGGCTCCGGGTGATTCACAATATGCGACATCTGCTTCACTCATTATGGACGCGCATTATGCGCGTTTGGGAATCAAGAAAAGGTGGAACAAAGAAAGGGTAGATCGTCTATGCGGTTTCTTGCGGATGAACTACGGAGAGATCGCAAGCTTACTGCATATGCCCCACGCAGAATTTGCCAGAAAGATCGTTTCCACAAAACCGCTTGATGGGCCACTTTGCTTACTACTTACAATTATCGAAAGACGCTATCTGTACGATTACACGAAGGACACAATAGACAACTTATTCAATTTTACTGATGGTTAATAAAGACATACTTAGGAAGTTCGGATGCACGCAAGAGCGATTGCGTGACATATTCACCTCTACTGAAGGTGCTGATCTTGAAACAAGAACCCGCTTCCAAGACTTAGTTCAATCTAGGATTATTGAGGGCATTAGGTCGTGTGCCGAGCACTCAAAGCTTTATATGAGCGTTGATATGGCATGGGACTCCTTGCCAATCAATAAGTCTACTATTCCGTTATTACAGTATGCACAGGGTAAGATTTCCCTGGAGCAAACACACGGGAAACTTGAAGACTTGGGTATGGCAGACAAGTTCTGCGAGTATGACGATGAGGGTCAACTGAAGAGCATAAATGCCCTAAGGCTATACGAGGTCTCGGTTAATATTATCAGGTCTTATGTTACCCGTCGTGTTGCGGCTCAGGCTAGTAGATTTAGTAACCTATTCCCGTATTTCAAGTTCGAAGCAAGGAGTACACAGCTTGCAGATAAGTTAAGGGCAGATGTATTGTCTCAAAGAGTAGAGATGATGACTGAGCAATTTGGTTATCGTCATCAATTTGAGCAGATTATTCGGCAGATGTTTATGTACGGGCATAGTGTTGCATTCCCGGATACTTCTTGGACGGAAGATATTCAATGGAGGTACGGGAAAGACTCCCTAACAGGAGAAGAAACCCTTGAATCTTACTGCGAAAAAGGAGGTGTTAAGTTTACAACTCCTCATCCTTCTAGGGTACTAAGAGATACTTCTCGTCCGCTTCATGATATAAATAATAACCAAGGTCCCGAGTGGATAGGTTATTGGGATATTGTTAGGTACGGGGATATACATGGTAATCCTGAAACTTGGAACTCTGACAAGATAAGCTTCACGAATAGCCTCTCATCACTATATAGCACTTACGCAGATTTCTTCGGTTACTATTTCAATGATGATATTTCATTCCCCAAGGTGAATGATACTTATGCGTTCAGGAATGAGCGTACCGCACAGGTTGGTATCTATGCGGCAGAGGAAGAAGACAAAGGTATGTTTGTTACGCAAATGTGCATGAAGGTAAACCCAAAGCGTGATGGG